CCTTCGATGTTGTTGTCATTGATCCTGAAGGCTGGGAACAGCACGCCACCTGTGCCAGCGGGTTGGAAAACTAGATCTTCATTGGATCTTGTTGCTGATATTTCATTGCCAACAAAGGATATATCACCAGCCGATAATGGTGACAGATACAACTCTGTGAAATTTTCATTCACTTTGTTCATTGCGACTCGTAAATTATCGCCTGTTCCGTCGTTTGCGTTTGATCCTATGTTTAGTGTCTGCTGAGCCATCTTTAAACCTTAATTATCCTTCTTAAAACAACAATCTCATGGTCGTTTAAGTTACTTATCGTACCTCTCAGTCTTAAATTTCCACTGTCTAAGTCTCCTGAGACTGAGATCAAATTCACTTGGTTTCCTACGTTTCCATAAACAGATGTGAACACATTAGTACCGTCGTGCACCGATTGAACTTGAAAGGATTCGAAGTTGTTGCCCACTGAGTCTGTGACCTGTACGAGGTAATATACGGCCCTGTATGCTGTTGCACTAATCGAATCCAGCGTTGCTACCGCTGTGGAAGTACCCGCACCTCTGGCCAAGTTTACCCTGTATGCATTTACTTTCGTAGAACCTCCCGATGTCGAAGTTGCCGACAGTGTTGTAGTGCTACCGGCGTGTCCGACTGATAATATGATCTGATCTGTGCCTTTAGTTGATGTAAGTCCGTATTGAGTCACGAATGCGTTGGTGCCATCACTGACTACAGCCGCCTCACAGATTGCTGAATGGCCTTCTGCGGCGTTGTGTGAAACTATCACGTAGTGTGCCGCTTGGTATGTGCCAGTGCTGAAAGTGTCCAGAGTAGTTGTTGAACTTGAAACTGTGACATTTCCTATTACGTTGATGTTTGTCGAACTCCTGTCTGCTTCGTTGTCAGCCAATCTGATCCTGTATGCGTGTACTCTCAGATTTGTTTCCAGTCCTGCCGCTTTAAGTTCAACGTTTGAACCATTTATCGCCGCGGTCAATGTAATTAGATCGTTGTTTCCTGTGTTCACAATGTTGTATGTGGAGACAAAGGCATCAGTGCCATTGTGCACCAAGGTTGCCTCGCAGTTCATTAGTTCTGTCTTTGATGCGTTGTTCACGGAGATGTAATACTTGGCACCTCTGAATGATGCGTGTGCCCACGAGTCTATGACTTCGCTGGCACTGTCCACGTCTGTGTTTATCACGACAGCCGCTTCATCCTCGCCTGAATATCCTGTTGAGTCGTCATCTCCCAGGCCTATCCTGTAGTAGGAAACACTGTTCTCGGGTGAACTACCTGTGCCTAGCAATCTCACAAGGCCAGCGTTTATGTCCACTGTGGTTGTGACATGATTGTTTGTTCCTGTCCTTGCATTTATGGTGCTTGTGATAAAAACATTTGAGTTGTTGTGCACCACGGAGTGTTTGGTGACTTCGAACTCATCGCTGGCATCGTCCCTGTTGACTGCCAAATAAAATGCACTGTCATATTGTGAGGTAAGAAAATTATCCTGGACCGCTACGCTTGATTCTATTCTGTCGTGTCCACCTGCCGCTGTCACATGATCTATGTCGGTCCGATTAGCGAATGAAATTGTTGTTCTACCATCTTGCACGTCTGTGTCTGTGACCACGAATGACGGTGGAGCGACTGTGGACAACACTTTATTTGCGTCCGTCTTGATCTGGCGTCCCGCCACCATGCTGTTGGGAAACGTGAAACCGTTTATGAGAACATTGCCTGAACCACTTGGTAGGAACAATAGGTTTCCACCTGTGTCCGTTGACTTAATCTTGTTGTCCGTGATGTTTACATTGCCTGCGTTGATGTTTGGTACAGTGAAGGAGACTGTTGTGAAGTCTCCCGCCGCGGGTGTTGTGCCACCTATCACTGTGTTATCCACGGTTCCTTGATTCATGTCTATTTTTGAAATCTGTACAGATCCTGTACCGTTGCCCGATAATACAAAATCGTCATTGGACTTGGTGACCTTGATCACGTTGTCGGTCAGGTTGATGCTTGAATCTATTGTCAAGTTAGAAACATTAACAACACCGGTCCCCCCAGGCGAAAGATTCAAGTCTGCATTTGAACTGGTTGAAATAATGTTGTCATTGAAAGTGAGATTGTCTATCGTTGTAGAGCCAGCGAAAGATGTTGCTCCTGACACTGTTGTCAAACTGCCAAGCGTTGACAGTCCACTGACATCCAATGTCCCTGTTGTGGTCAGGTTGTCATTGCCAAAACTTATTGCACCTGTTGTGTCAGTGATGGCGCCACTGCCCGCAGTCATTGTGCTACCGATGGCCATGCTTGAGGCCGACGTTGTAAGATTCTCATTGCCAAAACTTATGGCTCCTGATGAATCTGTTATTGATCCATTGGCCAGCGTTAGGTTACCTATCGTGGATCCTGATCCTCTTGCAATGGTACCTGTCGTGGTTACGTTCTCATTGCCAAAAGTGATAGCACCTGTGGAATCTGTTATGGATCCATTAGCCACAGTCAGTGTGCTGTTGATCGCAATAGATGTTGAACTAGTTGTCAGATTTTCATTACCAAAACTGATTGCTCCACTGGAGTCTGTTATTGATCCATTGGCAAGTGTTAGGTTTCCTATGGTAGACCCAGTTGCTCTTGCAATGGTGCCTGATGTGGTTACGTTCTCATTCCCAAAACTGATTGCTCCACTGGAGTCTGTTATTGATCCATTGGCCACAGTAAGTGTGCCAATCTGAGATGACGTTGCTGTCGTTGTTAAGTTCTCATTGCCAAAACTTATGGCTCCTGATGAATCTGTTATTGATCCATTGGCCAGCGTCAAATTACCTATTGTGGAACCTGTTGCCCTGCTGATTGTACCTGTCGTAGTTACGTTCTCATCGCCGAAAGTGATAGCACCTGTGGAATCAGTTATGGATCCATTAGCCACAGTCAGTGTGCTGTTGATCGCAATTGATGTTGCAGTGGTTGTTAAGTTCTCATTGCCAAAACTTATGGCGCCTGAAGAATCTGTTATTGATCCATTGCCCAATGTCAGGTTACCTATAGTAGAACCTGTTCCTCTGGCTATTGTACCTGTCGTGGTTACGTTCTCATTCCCAAAACTGATTGCTCCACTGGAGTCAGTTATGGATCCATTGGCTACAGTAAGTGTGCTGTTGATCGCAAATGAAGTTCCTGTTGTTGATAGATTCTCATTACTGAAACTGATGGCACCCGATGAATCTGTTATGGAACCGTCTGCAAAAGTTAGGTTGCCAAGAGTGGAACCAGATTCGGCTGATATTGTTCCTGTTGTGGAAAGGTTTTCATTTCCAAAACTTATTGCACCCGATGAATCTGTTATGGAGCCATCCGCGAATGTGATATTGCCAAGACTTGATCCGGTCTCCGCTGACAGGGTTCCTGTCGTTGTGAGATTCTCATTGCCGAAACTGATCGCTCCGGATGAATTGGTTATCGATCCATTCGCGAAGGTGAAATCTGCGACCACACTGGGAGATACAAATGTCTGTGCACCACTGAACGTGAAGCCACCGCTGGTTGAAAAGTTCCCATCAACTACTAGGTTCTCGTTGATGTTCACAATTGATGAATCTGATGAACTTATTGTTGTTCCGCCGAAACCGATTCCCTCTATGACCAACCTACCGGCACCATTTGCCCGCAAAAATAGATCCTCGTTTGATCTTGTGCCTTCGATGTTGTTGTCATTGAGCGTGATGGCCGGAAAAACAATGTTTCCCGTGCCAGATGGTTTGAATACTATGTCCGCGTTGGACTGCGTTGTGCTGATTTCATTCTGGATAATACCCAGTGATGACTGGGCGAATGGCTTCAAATATAACTCAGTGAAGTTGTTGTTGATCTTGATGCCGGCTCTCCTTATGGTATCACCCGTACCATCATCGGCCAAAGCGCCTAAGTTTATCAGTTCCTGTGCCATATCGACTAATATTTAGTGTATTTTAGGTATATGCATCTAACGGCTATTAGCCTGTGCTTACTCTAAGATCGTTACCGCTTCGGAACAACTGACCTGCAACATTTGGGTTACTTGTAGGTAGATTGGCCATTAGGATCTTAATAGGTATCATTTCAACTGCGCCTGTACCTGTTGCATCAAGTTGCAGGTTGTCATTGGATCTGTTTGCTGTGATAACATTATCGGATATCGTTATGGCATCCAAAACAATATTACCTGTTCCGTTTGCGGTTAGTGTGATGTCTGAATTGGTCGTAATTGGTGAAATTGTAGTGTTATTGATCTGTAGTTGATCTACTTCAATTATACCTGTTCCATTCGCTTGGAGTTTTAGGTCACCATTTGTCACAGTAGTTGTAATAGTTCCAGTTGATCCATCACCTACCAATTGGTATACTTCTTCAAAATTACTGTTGATCTTGGCCATTGCTGTTCGCAATGAATCACCTGTGGCCGGATTTCCCAGTGCTCCTGTGTCGATGTTAAGTTTAGTCATAATCTTGTAATCGTATTTATTAAATAATAATATGTTCATTGAAACCCTAAAAACCATGAAGTTGTACAAGAGGGAGAGCAAACTAGGCACCATGCACAACTACCACAGGAAAAACCTGATCTACGTGTTCAAATGCGATGCCTGTACGGAGACATTCATGAGGCCAAAAAGCAAGGTAGATCCAGAACGTGCATCTAATGACTACAAGCACGTGTGCAACAACTGTGATTCAAAGAAGTTCGCCCAGTCAGTGGGTGTCAAGATGCGTAAGGTGTATCAGTTGGACGCTAGCAGTACCAAGACCCTATAACTGTTTCCATCGGATGTCGTCACGTGATCCCGTGATCCATCTCTGCAGATCGGCGTAGATACCACATTTGATGTTGGGTTGATCGAAGTACCAACGCAGGAACGGATTGCCCTCGAGATACTCCTTCCTGTTGATGAAATGGAAGTTGGTGTTGGGAAATTTCCTAAATGTCTGCCGGAGTTGGTACATCCATTCATATTTGAGATATGCCTTCATACTGGCCCTGTCCGGATAGTTTATGCTGTCCTTGTAGATGTTGTTCTGCAGTCTGCTCGGGGTCTCCATCTCCCACTGTTGGGCACCCATGATGTCGAAAGCCATTATGACGACGTTTTTTATGCCAGACTCAGCGGCCATCACAACTGCACTGCAACCGGAACCTCTTGCCTTGGAGAAGTCATTGGTCTTGATCTTGCCGCCTTTCTTGACGTCACCTCCACGCCACACTCTATAAATTTTCAGACCGTCTGGTATGTCATGTTCGTGATCGCCTTCACAGATGTAGTCCCATTTGCTTACGTCCTGTGGACCGTGTATTGTCGGAGATTCCTTGCCGCTGTTGTGCCACTTGGTCAGTTCCTCGTACATGGGAGGGTTCACCGCCACTATGTGGTCGCACAGCATGGGATGGTCTCGGTATATGGCGTTACATCCATATATTGTGCCATGTCCTTTTAATTTGTCTATTGGGAATATGTTTCTTGATTCACCGTTGCCTATTATGAAAGCAGTGTCCATTACACTCCAAACGATTCTCCACAACCACAACCGCTCGAAGCGTTAGGATTAGATACCTCAAATTGAGAACCAAACACTTCTTCTTTCCAGTCTATCTTTGTGCCTGCAACATACAGCATACTTGCGTCATCCACGACAAATTTGCCTGTGTGCCAGTCTTCTGTGTGATCGTCAGCACCCACATCTTCCTTGTTGTCTATGAATCCCCACTTGTACTTGAATCCTGCACAGCCTCCACCTTCAACCATGAGGCTGACAGCGTACTTGTCTGACTGTTTTGCCAACAACTTTTCCATTTGATTTTTTGCTTCTTCTGTGATTTCAAACCATTTCATACTATTAATTATCTCTCATTTCTGCCGCTGTTTTGTATTCCCACCGACATCCAGAATCTCGTTGCATCTCTCTTCTTTTCAAAACTCATGTATGCGTTCTGGTCCTCCCAGTTATGACGTATAGGATCATACAAGTCTGTTTGTTCGAACCACCATCCCCACTTGCCTTGGCAGTTTGTCTGGCACCATGATATGCATTCACCCATGATACCGTTAGAGTTCATGTCTATGTTGTGTTCGAACTGTTTCTCATATCCGCAATCCTCAGGAATCTCATCCATTGCTGAATTGTTTCGCTTAACTTTTACTTTTCCGTAACTTCTCATCAATTTGTATAGTATCCTATTCCGTATTTTTTATCAACCACATTTTTATTACATTTTTGTGAACATTCTACAAAGGCATTCTTATTGAAACTGTCAAAAAGCGTTT